GGCCGGTGTGTATTTCGATGGCGTGTTGCAAAACTACTTCCCGCCTGCTTTCGGTCTGATCCGGAACATCGCCGCCTGATAGGCAGCGCGACACACAGCGCCCCGGCTTCCCGGCCGGGGCGTTTCCATTTCAACACCCCGCATAGGAGAGATTCATCATGGCTAAATTCAAAGCCTCTGAAGGCGTCGCCGGCATTAGCGTCGAGGGCGATTACTTCCCCGTTGATGCCGAGGGATGCATCGAGGCGCCCGCGAGCTATGCCGCACAGATTGAGCCTCATGGCTTTACGCCCTACGTCGCGCCCGATCCGGCGCCGCGTGCAAAGAAGGCCAAGGCTGAGCAGGACTAGGCAATGTCTGATCTGACAACGCTGGCCAACGTCAAGGCGTGGATACCGAACTACGCGGGGACAACCGACGACGTGCTGTTGACGCGGCTTATCAGCGCGGTTTCGGAATATATCCAGACTTGGCTCAACCGATCACTCGCTTCGCAAAGTTACACCGAATTTCGTGATGGTCACGGTGGAACGCGCCTGATGTTCGCGGACTACCCGGTAACGGCCGTCGCGTCGGTCAGTGTTGATGGTGCCACGATCCCAGCCGCACAAAGCGTCACAGGCACAGGTTACCGATTCAATGCCACCTCGCTGATGCTGAGCGGCTACCTGTTCAGTCGTGGCATGGGCAATGTCGCCATCGCGTACACGGCCGGCTTTACCAGTACCCCCAACGAGATCGAACAGGCCTGCATCGAGCTGGTCGCCATGCGCTACAAGGAGCGCGAGCGCATCGGCATCGTGAGCAAGGGCATGGCGGGCGAATCGATCACGTTTTCACAAAAGGATTTCAGCGACTCGGTTCTGACGATTCTCAAAAATTACAAGAAGGTGGTGCTGCTGTGATCATCGGTAGCGTCAGCGGTGTTGCTGAAACACAGGCAGCGATCACCGGCAGGGGCATCGAGATTGTCGGCAGGGTGCGCGATGCGATCACGCAGCTTTTGCTCAAGCTGTCCTCTCGGGTCAAGGAGCAGAAGCTGTCAGGCCAGGTGCTCAATGTGCGCACCGGCAGGCTGCGCCGCTCCATTACCTATTCCGTCGATGAGCAAAACGGGCAGATCATCGGGACCGTCGGCACCAATGTCGAATATGCCCGTCGCCTGGAAATGGGTTTTCATGGTGATGAGCAGATCCGTGAGCACATGCGCATGACAAAGATGGCATTCGGCAAGATGATGAAGAACCCGCACGCCGTTATGGTGCGCGCGCACTCTCGCAAGGTGAACATTGCGCCGCACTCCTTCCTGCTGTCCTCTCTTGAGGAGATGCGCCCCCAGATCATTGCCGACATCAGCAGCGCAGTGGAGGTGGCCTGTGGCGCTCGTTCGTGAAACCATTTATGCGGCCCTGTTCACCAGACTGCAGGCGATCCCCGGTCTGGTCACCGTTTCGCGTCGCCTGCAGCACGTGAATGATGTGCCCCCATCGGCACAACCGGCGCTGTTCCTGGCGCAGACACGCCAGCTGGCTGATTACGTCACCGGTCGCACGACTTTCTGGCACCTGCATGCAGCCATTTATATCTACGCGCGTGACCCTGCCGGGCAAAACCCCGGCGCCATTCTGAACCCGATCATGGACGGCGTAAACGCAGCCCTGGTCATGGATAACGACATGACCAACGCCTGCACGCTCGGTGGATTGGTGCACTGGGCGCGCATTGGCGACATTGAAACCGACGAGGGCACGCTCGGCGAGCAGGCCATCGCGCGAATTCCTGTGGAGATGTTCGTTCCAGGTTGACATCGACAGCACTACTTAAACACACCCAGCCCGACCACCCTTAACCCAAATCACCAGCCCGCCCGGAGCAATCCCGGCGGGTTTTTTGTTTTCCAGGAGAGAAATCATGACACTCGCAGCCGGTCTATACAAGCAGGTAACCTACAAAGCCGAGACTACCTATGGGGCACAACCCACAGCCGCCTCCGCGCAATCCCTTCGCCGCGTCTCTTCGACGCTTGACCTCAACAAAGAAACGTATCAGTCCGCGGAGATTCGTACCGATCTGCAGGTCGCCGATTTTCGCCACGGTGTACGTCGCGTCAAAGGCAGCATCCAGGGCGAACTGTCGTGCAAGACCTACGCCGATTTCATCGCCGCAGCCGTTAAAAAAGACTTCGCTGCCGGCGTGTCGGCATCTGCCGTGGGCATCACCATCGCCGGCACCTACGCCGGCTGGACGGTAACGCGTGCCGCCGGCAGTTACCTCACCGACGGCTTCAAGATTGGTGACGTCATCCGCCTGTCGGTCGGGTCCCTGAACGCTGCCAACATCAGCCGCAACCTGCTGATCATCGCGCTCACCGCCACGATTGCCACCTGCCTCACGCTCAACAACAGCAACGCAGCCACCGGCGGCACGGCCATGGTGGCAGAAGGCCCCATCACCGGCTGCACCGTCACCGTGCAGGGCAAAAAGACCTTCATTCCCAGCACGGCCCATACCGACAAGAGCTACAGCATCGAGCATTTTTACAGCGACATCACGCAGTCTGAATGCTTCACCGGCTGCAAGGTCGACAAGATCAGCCTGAACCTGCCGCCCACTGGAATGGCGACGATTGGTATCGACTTCATGGGTCAAAACCTCATCTCTGCTGCCAGCCAATTCTTCACGAGCCCGACGGGCGCTACCACCACCAGCGCATTGGCGTCGGTCAACGGCGTCGTGCGTTTGAACGGCGTCACCGTCGCCATTCTGACGGGCCTGACGCTCTCCATCGATCCCGGCTTCACGGGCGATCCGGTGGCGGGCTCCAACGTTGTGCCGAATCTGTTTCCCGGCACTGTCAACGTCACTGGCCAGGCCACCGCCTACTTTCAGGACACTAGCTTGCGCGATGTGTTTGTGAACGAAACCGAGGTTGATCTGTATGCCGTGTTCACCGCTGACAACACCGCTGCTGCGGACTTCATAGCCTTCTCCATGCCACGCATGAAGCTGGGCGGTGCCGCCAAGAATGACGGCCAGGGCGGACTTGTGCAAACCATGCCCTTCAGGGTGCTCAAGAACGTCAACGGCGGCGCCGGCATCGCTACCGAGGCCACCACGATCTCTGTGCAAGACGCGCAAGCGTAGGCACACCCTCCGCGCACCGACCCGGCTCGCTTCGCCTCTTTGCGGGGGCGGGTGGGCTGGGCACGGGCTTTTCTACCTCCCGCAAAGGAAATAAACCATGCAACCCGTAGACAACACCCTTGACCTCGACGCTTTCGAGGACGTGCAGATCGCCACCGTGGTGCTCAAGAACCCGGCCACCGGTGCACCCACCGGAGCCACGGTCGAAATCATCGGCCCCGAACATCCAACGCGCAAGAAAATCACGATGGACCGCATGCGCAAGGCGCGCGCCAATTTCCAGCGTGACGGCAAGATTGCCGTGACCGATCCGCTGGACGATATTGACGATGAAACCGACTTTCTTGTAGCTTGTACTGCCGGATGGAGCGGCCTCACATCAGGCGGTCAGTTGCTGCCTCACAGCGCCGAAGAAGCCAGACGTCTGTACACCGACCCGAAAAAGCAGTGGCTGCGTGCCCAGGTCAAAAAAGCAATTGATGACGCAACGCGTTTTATCAGCGACTCCGCGAAAGCCTGACGGAGTTCGCCCGCGGCGCGTTTGAGCTTGACGCGCCCCAAGGTGACGGTGCGACGCTCAAAACGCATCTTCAACGACTGCAAAACAACACCGGCGAGCGTAACCCGCGGCTTGACATCATTTGCCCTGCCGCCGTCAAGTATTTGTGGGACATCTTCAACAGCCTGGGCCGCGCATCTGGCCAGGGCTCCAGTTACATCACGCAGCAGGAGATCGCTGCCTGGCAGCAAAACTACCGCACGCGGCTGACGGTCTGGGAGATCGACACGCTGCGCGCGATCGACAACGTGGCCGCCCAAGCAGCCAGTAAACGGACGCAATAGATCATGGACATCGGAAATCTCCTCGTTTCAATCGGGGCGGACGTGGCGCGCATTCAGCGCGACATGGAGGATGCCAAGACTGCGGTCGGCGGCTCGATGGCTGAAATCGAAAGATATGTGGGCTATGCCAAGGATGCGCTGATCGGGTTCACCGGGATCGCGTCGGCTGACGCCTTCAAGAACATGATTGAAGGGTCTCTCAAGGCCGTCGCAGGCCTGCATGAGCTTTCCATACAGACCGGCGCAACGGTCGAGTCCATGTCAGCGCTTATCGGCGTCGGCAAACTTACCGGCACAACCGGCGAAGACATCGCCGGCATGATGAACAAGCTCGCCAAGAACATGGCCGTCGCCAACGAAGAAAGCAAAGGCGCCGGTCAGGCCATAGCTGCTCTTGGCTTGAACTTTGAGGAATTCCGGGCCATGTCACCGGACGAGAAGATGGTGGCACTGGCCGAGGCGATGAACGAGTATGCGGACGGCTCCGACAAGAGTGCCGTCGCCATGACGCTACTCGGAAGATCGGGCGCACAGGCTCTGCCGTTCCTCAAGGAACTTGCCGAAACACAAAGCCTGCAAGCCAGAGTCACAACTGAGCAGGCGACGCAGGCACACCAGTTTGAACAGGATCTGGCGCGGCTGACAGTCAGCGGCGAGGCCTGGAAAAAAGAACTTGCTCTCGGGATGCTCCCGGCGCTGCAAGAGGCGGCAACCGCCACACTCGGCCTGGTCAACGAGTCCGGCGGCCTGCGCGATGAAATCAAGCGGCTGGCGGAGGACGGGTCCATTGCTGAATGGACACGTGGCGCCATCGTTGGGTTCACCTACGTGATGGATGGCTTCAGTTATCTGAAAGACCTTGTGCAGAGCGTCGGCATCGTGGTGGCCAACTTCGTTACCGGTTTTCTTGACGGTCTGGGCACGCTTGGCACCGTGATTGTCAAAGTAATCAAAGGCCAGTACGGTGACGCGATGAGCGAGGTTGTCGACTGGAACGACCGCGCCAGAGAGCGTGACAAGCTGCTGGATGCTTCGATGAAGGAGACCTGGGGCGGCGATACCCTGGGTCAGCGCCTGCGCGACCGCATCAAAGATGTTCAGGCGGTTGGCGTCGTGGTCGACGAGGACAAAAAGAAGCTCGACTTCAATTCTGATTCGATAGACAAGAACACCAAAGCCCTCAAGGATCAGCAGGACGCCGAGGATAAATGGATCGCCTCGGTCGAAGCCAAGATCGGCGTCATGCAGGACCAGCTCGAGTACGGTGAAAAGCAAACCGAATCCGACAAACTGCAGAACCAGTTGCTAGCGGAACTTGCCAACGGCACGCTGGTGCTGACTGACAAGCAGCTCGATGCACGGCTTGAAGCGATCAATGACATGCAGACAACTGAGGAAGTGGTTGCCGCCGACAAAGATCTGAAAAAAGCCATTGACGACATGGTGAAGGCACACGATGACAACGCTGCCGCGCTGGAAAAAGAAACGGCGACCATGCAAGGCGCCAACGACAAGCTGACAGACCAGATTCTCGCGGTTGCCCTGGGCAAAGACGGCTTCATGAAATTGACCGTGCAAAGACTGCTCGATGAGGCCGCCCAAAAAGAACAAACAGCCGCCACGTCCGACCAATCCGACGAATTGCTTAAGCAAGCCGCGATCCTCAGAGAACGTGCTGTGCTGGTTCAAAACAACGTCATCGTCAAGGAAGCGCACGACGCGGCCGTCGAGTGGGCCAAGACGACAAAGAGCATCGGTGAAGACCTCACCAATGCTCTGACGGCCGGATGGGAATCGGGAAAGAGCACGTTTGTGATCTTCCGTGACTGGCTACTGGGTGAATTCAAAAAAATGGTGCTCTCGCCCACCATCAACTTCTTGGTGAATCCAATCGCCGGCGCGGTCAATAACGCACTGTCGGGGCTGACCAATGGCCTGATCGGCAACACGGCGGCGGGCGCAGCCACCGGCGCCGCGGGAGGATCTGCTGTAGGCGCCACAGGCGGTACCGGTTTGCTGAGCGGCCTTGGAAGCAGCATATCGAATCTGTTCGGTGGCGGCGCATCGGGCGCAATGGCCACTGGCGCGTCTGGCGTCACATCCGCAGGCGTGCTTGGTGGTGGTTCGAGCGCGGCCATTGGCACAAACCTTGGCGCGTTGGGCGCCGAAGGTAGCGCAGCTACGGGCGGTCTCGGAGGCTTAGAGTCATTGACCTTTGTCCCCGGCATAGGCTGGGCCATAGGCGGCTTCCTGCTGGGCGCGGCAATCATTGGCGGCAACGCACATTACGACATACAGCACAACGCCAGCGCCACTGCGACATTTGATGCCAGCGGAAAGCTGATCTCGTCAGGCCCTTTCGGTTCAGCACCCGTGAGCGGTGCGGCTATGGATTGGGTCAACGCGCTAGAGAGCCGCTATCTGGCCCAGCACGGTGGCGTCTCGCCCAGCGGCCAAACAACTTGGTCGATAGACGATTTTTACAACAAGACCGTCGGGCGATCTGGTGCCACCGTTGGATTCAACGGCTACCAGGTAGGCGACACATTTCTTGATGGCATGGCGGCGCAAAGCATTCTGATTTTCGCTGACCAAGCCATGCGCGGCCCGGTCACGGCGCAGATCGAAGGGTTTGCATCGGGCGGCGATTTCATGGGCGGTTTGCGCCTGGTCGGCGAGCGCGGCCCCGAGCTGGAAGTCACCGGCCCCAGCCGGATATTTGATGCAGCCACCACTGCCAGCATGCTGCGCTCAGGGGGCGCCAGCAATGACGAGCTGGTGACCGAAATGCGCCTGCTGCGCGAAGAAGTGCGGGGTTTGCGCGCCGAGGCTCAGAACACCGGAAACCAGATCGCATCAAGCGTGCGCAAGAGTACCGAAATCACCATCAACAACCCCAGCAGGTCCGAGGTCAGCGTGTCATGAGAACACTTTCAAGCGCCCTGATCGCC